GCCTAATGCAGAAGTCCGTCTATAGCGATTTCATACGTTATGTACTTGAAATCAAAATAGAACCGTCTTCTCCCATATGGATGAAGAGAGATAAGGAAAACATTCCCCGTCTCTATTATCCATTAAAGAGGGCCCTTGACAAGGGTCTAAATGAAAGATATGTATTATCCTTATTAAGGACATACGAATCTGTTCAAATAAATCCGGTACCTGATGTCTCTTCAATTACTGAAGATTCAAAAGGTGGACAAAACTGGATCAAAGTCCATAAGGAATCATTCGAATCCTTCTTAGTTAATTCCCGTTACGGAAATTTTCTCAAGAAGATCTTTGAACAATCCCTATCCGATGTTAAGTCACAAAACATGAAGGGTTATGGTCTCCATTTTACTACTAAAATGGGAACTATAGGCCCCGCAATGTTGTGTGCTGGTAAGGAATCTGAATGTCTCAGTGATACCTTAGTTGGTATACTTGATTCATTCTCCCAAAACTTTGGAAAGGTATTTAAACCTCTCTATGATTTTGGTTTTCAGGATAATAGGATCCAAAATTTTGTTGATGTTATCAACTTAAATAAAGAATTCTATAAATCCGAAAAGGTTCCTCCTATGACAAAAGACCCTAAAACTTACCCTTTTACAGGGAAGGTGGCTTGTATCCCCGATAAAGGGGGCAAGTCTAGAGTCATTGCAATAGGTAACTATTGGGTTCAAGAATCATTACTAGACCTTCATAAAGTAATTTATAAAGTTCTACGCAAGATCCCACAAGATGGAACGTATAGACAGGAAAGTGCTGCAGACGCAGTACGATCTGTAAATGCAAACCATGATGTTTGGTCTTACGACTTAACGGCTTCAACGGATAGATTTCCGTTAGAACCACAAGTGCAAGTTCTTAAATTTCTCTCTAAACAAATTGGAGATGGTTGGGAAAATATTCTCAATAATCTAAAATTTGAATTTAGAGGAAAACCAATAGAATACAAGGTAGGACAACCTATGGGCCTTTACGGCTCATGGGCAGTCTTCTCCTTAACACACCACAGCATCGTACAATACTCTGCTTACTTAGAAAGGAAGAAATATCCTTTTAAAGATTACAGAATATTAGGTGACGATGTCGCGATTTGGGATCAAAGAGTCGCGGTCCGATACAGTGAGATTATGCAGAATTGCTTAGAGGTGAAAATCTCTAAACAAAAGAGCATAACACCAGATCTTAAGAAACCTCAATCAAATTCCTTTTCAGCGGAATTTGCAAAAAGGTTATTTAAGAACGGGAAAGAAATTTCCCCTGTAACACCAAACATTCTTCTAGATTTCAAAAAGGATTATATCCAACTTGTAAATCTATTAGATTGGTTGGCCCGTAGAGGTATGATTCCTCCGGACGGGGTCCCCGCCTATGATATAAACAAACACCTCCTAAAAGGGTTGTCAAGCCCTAAGAGGAGATTCTTTGTCTATGGAACTGTACGTATTTGGGAGCTATTGACCTCACGTCCACTATTGGACGGGATTAATCAATATATTCCGTTCTCGATAGAATTCAATTTAGAAAATATCTTAAATTGGAGGTTATCGAAATTACGTAAACAGTCGGCTCATATCACAGAGCATATATATTATGCTGATGAGATTGAGTCAGAGCAAGTCATAGGTAACTTAGTCAACCGTCCTGTATACGGTCTGTACTACCAATATATCATACAACAAAGATTGTATGAAATAGTGGAGTTACAGACTAGACTTTCAAAATTTGCTCCATTGAGCGAATTAGAAAGAATACTGTTAATGTCAAAGAAGGGTTCTGATGAGGACCCCTTAATTGATATTAAACGATCATTACAGGAAATCGAATACCTTCCGCTCTTAGATATCTCATCTTTTATACTCGGTAAAACCGAATTTAGAGATAAGAAACGTCTAAAAGCACAATATTTAGCTTCTTTATTGGAAACTGAGAATATTATACAGGAAGATGTTCCACCCCCAGTTAGTGATGAAGATGATCTTTATGATCAATTCATTGTCTAACCGGGCGGGAGTCCTGAAGCTCTGGTCTGCCAAGACCAG